ATAATTTACAAGAATGTTTGGACCAACCATATCGTGTGGCCGCTGTCCCGGCTATGTTTAATCAACCTGGTGGTTATGCTTACAACAAAGAATTATGTGACATAGATTGGTCAAAGTTTGATCTTGTAATTTTATCAGATATTGAATACACTGATAATGATCTAATATTAAATTACTGTATCAAACGAAGCGGTATAAAAAATTATTTGATAGCACTTGGCGGTATCAAAGACGATGTTGTAGATAGCAATTTTATTTACAGACCATGGTGGATGTTTCAACATATGCGGCTAAATCAATATCAAGAGGTAGGACACGAAAATAAATTGTACAAATTTGATGCCTTACTTGGTGCAAGAAAAGCACACAGATCTTATGTAATGGCAAGATTCCAAAACAACAAAGACCTTTTGGATAATTCTATAGTAACCTATAGGGATATATTTCATAGTCCAGGAGACAATTGGGTATCAGATTTAGATCCTGGCATAAACAATTCAGTCATCAAAGAAGCAAACAAAATAACAAGCAACAATATATTGTGGCCATATGTGTCACCTAACATGAATCCAGACTGGGAAGTAGCAAAACAATTGTACAGAGAAATAAGTGAAATAACACCATGGAATATTTATAAACATACGTGGTACAGTGTGTGTTGTGAAACATTATATTCTAACCCTACCCCAACTGCTAAAGATAGACCTGGTCCTCATTTTATTACCGAAAAGACAACAAAACTACTTTTAGCCAAACGTTTGTTTATAATGTTTGGTCCTATGCACACCTTAAAATTTTTACACAAACTTGGGTTCAGAACTTTTGATTCAATCATAGATGAAAGTTACGATAACTGTGACAATGTTGTTGAAAGATTTAAACGAGCATTTGATCAACTTGAATATCTTGCTACATTGTCTCCGATTGAAGTATTAGAATTAACAAAAGATATACGAGAACATAATCATAATCATCTGTACACATATAGAAAAAGCATCAAGAATCAAATGCACCAAATGATACTTGATAAAATACCCGAGCAACATAAATTTGCTTAAATACAAAACATTCACTATAATAAAAAACTATGCTTACAATATATTCTAAAAACAATTGTCCATTTTGTGACAGAGCAAAACAATTACTTGAAAGTAAAAATGTGCCTTTTAACGAAATTAACATCGAGAAAGATCCAGAATCGAGGCAGATGCTGTTAGATAAAGGTCTAAAAAGTGTACCGCAAGTATTTTATGGCTATGAATTGATTCCAGGTGGATTCAATGGATTAGCAAAACAATCAAAAGAATTTTTTGAAAAGGTTAAAAATTAATGTTAGTAACAAAAGGTTATCAAGAAGGCGATATTGTCAGTTTCAAAATAATTACAGGTGACGAAATCGTTGCTCGAATTGTAGATGCCGGCCCTTTAGGTTTCGAAGTTTCTAAACCATGCACAGTCATGCCCAGTTCGCAGGGTATGGGACTTATCCAAAGTTTGTTTACAGCCGATGCAGACGTTAACGTAGTATTACAAAAAGAACACGTAATTATGCATGCGCCTGCAATTGACGCTATGCAAAAACACTATATAAAAACTACCACAGGCATAGAACCCGTTACCAGAGGAAGTATAGTGATATGACGCACAAATTTGTAATTATGGTAAATGGTCAATTAAACACTTATCATAATTACGAAGACATTCCCGACGACTTTGATCATGTGATTGAATTTCGTCCTGAAATTACTACTGGTCCGCATACAGAGGACGAGCATGAAGAAATTGCTATGTGGAATGAAAAATTGCAAATGTTGATACGAAAGGAAACTGAAAAGCTTGGCAACAATTAGCCCAACAGTATTGCCTGCTGTGGATTTTAACCAAACCTTTAGTACAACTATCAACATAGGTACAAGTTTTGGCGAAACAATTTCATCAGTTACTGCAACACTGGTGGGATTGCCGGCAGAGCCCAATATTAACATTGCTATAAACGCAAACGTAGTTACCATAAGCGGCAAGTACACCGCCACTTTCACTGATGTGTTTTCATATTTGGAACCTGGTGCTACTGGATTAGGACTTACGCCAACCGTGGTTACTGGATTAGCAAATATGCCTGCTGACAAAAATTTATTTAAATTGGACCAAGATACTCGTCAGTCTGAAACAAGAACATATAACGTTGTAGTGACCGGATCTGCTGGATCCAACAATGTACCAGTAACACAACAAGTGTTAAATACATTAGAAACCATGAGATTGTTTATGGATACATACAATTATAAAGCGAGTTAAACTATGCCGGCAGTGACACGAATTGGAGACGCAGATGTAACCCATTGTTCCGACATGGTGAGAGCACAAGGGTCGTCTGATGTATTTGTTAATAACATACCTGTGAGCAGACAAGGAGATGTAAACACTGTTCATTTGGTGCCGGGTAGCCCATGTCCATCCCATGCAGCGGCCATTACAATAGGATCAACTACAGTATTTGTAAATGGAAAAGGTATTGGAAGAGTAGGTGATGCTATCACAGGTTGTACCTCTGTAGCACAAGGATCACCAGATTTTTTTTCTGGGCCTTGAACCATAAACTGCCCATTTAACTTGTAAAAAACCAATAAAATTGTTATAATATACCATTATTATGGGGTTATAGCAGTTGTTTTCTTCAAAATATCAACGTTATATAAAACTACAACCTTATAAAGGAGGAAAAAAGATGAGACAACATTTGCCTAACATAGCAAAATTTGTATCGATCGTTTTTGGTATGTGGCTTGCTACATACACCTTGGTAGAGGTCACCAAAAACAAATTTGAATCACTCAAGGCCGAGAAGGCCGAGATGGCTGCAATGCATCCAGTAACTGGAGAAGAAAGATCTCGCCAGTTACGTTGCCTAACGCAGAACATTTATTGGGAAGCCGCCAGCGAACCATTTGAAGGAAAAGTTGCTGTGGCTCAAGTAACACTCAATCGCGCTAATAGTAGCCAGTTTCCCAATGACATCTGTGCAGTCGTATATCAGAAAAATGTAATCTACTCAAAAGTAGTTTGCCAGTTTTCTTGGTACTGTGATGGTACTCACAGAGTACGCCCAATTTATCAACCCTTGTACAACGAAAGTGCAGAAGTTGCTAAAAAAGTATTACTGGAAAATTTTAGACTACCCAGTCTCAAAAATGCAATGTATTATCATGCTGACTATGTTCAACCAGGGTGGGGTAAAAAACCCATTGCCAAAATTGGGCGCCATATCTTTTATGGTAGTTAAGCAGGATAGTGTAAATGCCAATTTTAACTTCAACAACAAAATCTAAAACAATGGAAACTTCAAATAAAACTGATTCGAAAAAAATTGATTTTGATCGCGTTAAGCAAAGTGTGGTAGAGTTCTTCTCTACCCACTTTAGCAAAATCTCCGCAGAAACAATGGGATGGTTAGCGGCTATTGCTTTACATGCTTCTACTGTTCCTACTTTACTTGCATTACTAACCGGACTAACAGATTCTACACCAAGTGTGGATGTTGTTTTGTTTATGTGGTTAGGACTTGTGTTACTTTTTGGTCGAGCTGTAATTCTAAAAGATTTACTCAATATCGTAACAATTGGGCTGGGTTTTGTAATCCAGGCTGTACTAATGGCCTTGATCCTGTTCAAATAATCCATAAATACTCGTAGAACAGGAGGCAGCGATGACCAAACGTGCCGAAATTGAAATCGAAGAAGTAGCATACAGCATAGAAGACGAAATTGGAGAAGAAGACTACGGTTTCGTCTTTGATGCAGACGGTAATTTAAAGTTTGCATTTATTCCTGAAATCGTTCCTGACAAACCACCTAAAAACATCACCAAAATAATGAAGATCTTGGGTGTTATTGATTTAGCACAATTCCACGAAGACTTAACAATTCATTAACATTTTGTTCGCTTGACCAAAAAGATCCTTTTTGCTATACTAAGAGCATGAAAAAGGACATGACATTTTATCTTAAGTGGCTTGCAACTTTAGTAACAATTGCAGGAGCCATTTGCACTTCTATTAACCTTTACCCATTGGGCCCGGCCCTGCTTAACTTTGGCGCCTTACTGTGGCTCATTGTTGCAATAAAATGGCGAGAGTGGAGTCTTATTGTTATAAATGCAACACTTCTTGCAATTTATACAATAGGACTTGTTATTAAATTGTTATGATTTGGATAGTTATAATTTTTGCAATACTGGCTATTTGGGCTTACTTTGCCCACAACGACGACAACAATCATTACTAAAATAGCAACAGATCTTTTGGTAGACCAAAAATACCCATTTCTGTATAATATAGGTATAGTAACTAATAAGGAGCGTAACAAATGAGAACAGCATTCGAAGGTCTTACTACTCAAGAAATCCGCCAAGTTTCAATGTACGGTTGCACCGAAGCGCAGATGCGCGAAGCAGTAGAGAGCAGCAGCACTTTCAAGTTCAGCGGCCCTGCAATGATCGCTGCCAGTATGATGAGCGATGCACAAGAAATGATTAGCACCGAATACGGTGAAGTTGATTTCAACCGTGCCGAAGATGCACGCCAACAGCTGAATCGTGCCAAGTGGGTTCTGTTCACTTATGTTATGGACAAGGAGTAATTGTATGGCTGACCAAACTTTGCTTGATGTATTGTACAACGAGCTGATCAATCTTGACGAGATGGCCGGATGTTTTGACGAGATGACAAATATTGCCATAGACTTTCAGCGAGAGAAACTTTTTAAACAGATCAAAGAGTTGGAGGCAGCATGATGCTTGACCGTAAAGTAAATTTTATTACCAAAACCGACGGTCGAGGCTACTGGTCTAACACAGTCAAGACCGTACCAATCAACCGTGTGCGTTTGGCCTACATTGATGAAGACGGCACATTTGGTGAGCTCAGGGCATACTTTGATCCTAAAGAATGGGACGTTGATGCAGATGGTCTAATTTACACTGACATGATGTGGAAGCACAGTTTCCTGACTTGCATGGAAAATGTCATGGGATTCAGCCCGGACGCTATCCTTGATGTTAGTTACAGCGAGATGGGCATGCAAGGTGAAAATTATGTGAGCATGGACGTAGGCGCACAGTTTCTATTAGAGTGCAATGCACTGTATCGATTCACAGTACACAAAGAAGCAGTAAATAGCTAATCATGAAAAAGATTGTAAAAATACCGTATCAAAAGACTCGAGCACATCGTGTGTTGTTCGAAGCTGGCTCACCATTCAAGAGCCGTACGGTAGAAAACAAACGGCAGTTCAAACGACAACCCAAGCATCGCAAGCAGGAGGCAGCATGACCGCAGGCTGGATCTTGATTATTGCATTGCATACCACCAGTGGTCAATTTGTTGACAAGTTTGAACTTGGGCCTTTTGCTACCAAGAAAGCCTGTATGGCTACTAAAATTTCTGGACTTAATCAGTTCAAGAAAAATAAAGTGTGTGTCACAGTAGCCCACTGGGAAGGACGTGATATTGATTCTGGTGTAGCACCCGACTAAGGAGATCAAAATGGAACCCAAAGACTTTAGTAATACTTTTAACCGAGCGCGACAAGAAATACGCTATGCTCGAGGATTAGGACGCAAGCGTCAGATTATCAATCGACAACTTGAGGAACTGCATTCTATACATATGGAAATGATAGAAGGTGCAGTGCAGGCAAAAGAAGCTCAAGGTTTTCCGGAAGCTAATCAACTTATTGATCATATTAGGGCACTGTAATGGATATTGATAAATTGGTAGATAATATTCTCGAAGATCGTATTGCTATTACAGATCTGGATATTCCGCAAATGGAAGCTGTGATTGATTTCATGCGCGAGCACGTAGCTAACATCGACAATGATGAGTATAGAGAAGCACTAATGTGTCTGGTTGATGCAATAGAAATTTCAGCCGAAAACAGATTTGTTAACGAAGCAGCAGGTGCCTGGGACGAAATCATTGAAGCCAGTGTTGCCCGCGGCAATAGCTATTTTGAACTTGAAAATTATGTAGTACAGTAGTATGTGGTGCTCCTTAGGCAGTATTTTAACCCGCTTCGGCGGGTTTCTTTTTGCTAAATACTCTTATGAAGATCACAGATATTATCCGCAGCGTATTAGATGTTATAGATAATGCAGAAGCTCCTGCAGAACCTGCTCTGGCCATTACCGTACAAGTTGATCCTGAACAAGAAATGCAGGACATGCAGCGTTTGGCTGGAATTTTAGATCTCGGAGATGCAGAATTCGCCAACGAACCAAACACTATTGTGGCACCAATGGGTGCTGCTTTCCCAGCCGGTGATGATGTACATCACAGCAAAAACCCTGCAGACATTAGAACTAATGCACCCAGCATGTTTCCCGGATATCAGGCAAGGATGTAACCGTGGCCAACATTACGATCACAGTTCAGAGCTTACTTAACACAGCGGTATACAACAGCTATACGATTGACAATGGTCAAACCATCAACCAGCTGAAAACAGCCGTCAATTCAGCGCGAGGGTTTGATAGCAGTTGGTATAATATAGTTCTAAATGAACATGTGGTATCGGGATCGGCCACCTTGGCAAGTTTGGGTATTGTTACTGGCACAATATTACGAACAGCAAACGTAATTGATAGGTTGGCCACAAAAGAATTACGACAAAAAGCCAAATTAGACCTGTCAGAACTTGATCGAGCAGCAGACGGTAATCCAAGATCCACTTATGACATAACAGAATTGCCTACACAATACAACGGCAACAACATTGTGGACAACCCACAGCCCAACGGATTAATTTTGGGAAGACCTTGGGTATAATACATGACTTATAGAGCACCACCACAAGGCCGCGGCGACCGTAGATTAAATACTACCAACTACGAGCACCCACAAGAAACCAATCTACTAGATCTTCATCGTACCATGGAGTATAACCAGTTGGGCCAACCGGTTATTAGAACTACTTCGGGTGCGTCTGTTACTGCCAATGATGCATTTGGTAGGCTGCGTGTGAGCAATCAGTTTACCTTGCATGATAATTTTCATAGATATTACATTGACTATCACAAAAGCAGCAATAATATAGTAGGCGGCGGATCTGTTACTTTCGATGCCAATGCTGCTCTGGTTAATATGACTGTGGGAACAGCATCTGGTGATAGCGTCACAAGAGAAACCAACAGAGTGTTTTCATATCAGCCGGCCAAAAGCCTGCAGGTCATGCGAAGTTTTGTGTTTGCTCCTGCTCAGGCCAATCTGACGCAACGAGTAGGTTACTACGACAGTGAAAATGGAATTTTTTTAGAATTAGCCGATTCTACTTT